CACTGGCACTGGCTAAGCGTTTCTGCCAACGCAACAATCTGTTCTTTGATGGTGTGATTGCTGAGCCGACTGCCTGGCGTCAATTCTGGGCAGAAGTTGCACCGTACAGCCTGCTGGAACTTGGCCGGATTGGCGGCAAGGAAACCCTTATTCCTGCAGTGCCCTGCGACAACGCCGGCAACATCACCCGCACGGTCCAGATCCGCGCCATGTTTACCGCCGGCAACATCCTTGAGGATTCCTACAAGGAAGAATTCATTGACTACGGCAGCAGCGTTCAGGATCTAATTGCCACGGTGATTTATCGCAACACCGAACGCGACGGTGTGTTCCCGCGTAATGCCAGCGTGGATGTAAGCCTTGTTGGCGTAACTGAAGCGACCGCAATCCGCCAAACGTTTGATCTGTCGCAATACGTCACCAACAGAAGCCAAGCGATCATGTACGCCAAGTTGTTGTGCCAGCAGCGCCGCAACATCCGCCGCAATATCGAGTTCAAAACCTTCCCAACCGACAGCCCGCTATCCCCTGGTGCTTACATCTATGTCGATGCCGGCTTGCAGGAATGGCAGGGCATTTACAGCGGACAAATTGAATCAGGTGGCGCGTTAAACATCCCGCTGGCAGACACTATCCCCAACGGCAGCTACAGCGTGTTGCTTTACAAGGATGGTCAAAGCGTCATCACCACAACCGCCAGCATCAGCTCCAATGTGGCTAGCTCACTTGCCAGTTACGAAGGCTGGCTACTTGTGCTTGGAACACCTGCCAAGGCAAAACGCACCTTCCGCGTGGTTGAAGTCCAGATGGATGAGGAAGGCGAAGTCAGTGTTCGGGCTGTGGAGCATCCCTGTGACAACTCCGGCCAGAGCTTGATTGCTGACTTTAGCGACGGGCTATTTGTCATCCGCTAGCCTGAAACTACGCATAACACGGTCTGATGGGCTTCTATACAGGTCGCTCCGGTTCCTTGGTGGTGGACGGGAAGCCTGTCGCCAAGATCCGTGATTGGTCGCTTGATACGACGGTTGAACTGATCAGTACCAACACCGTCGATAGCACCAGCAACACGTTTGTCCCTGGCATCAAAAGCGCCACCGGCAGCGCCACACTGGTGTACTACAGGCTTGAGGCTGGTGAGTCTGCCACCTACAGCCAGTTCACGGCATTACTGGGCAAGATCCAAAAGGTTGGCGCGGTTGCCGAATCTGACCGCGTGCTGATGGAGCTAAAGGTCGGCACCAGCATTAACGACAACATCCAGTTTTACGCTTACATCACATCGGCGCAGGTTGCGGTATCAACTGGTGAGCTGACTTCGGTGCCGATTCAATTTACGGTTGACGGCGACTTTATTGCTGGAGGCGTAATCGAATGACGGTATTTCTAGGCGTTCATGGCTCGGTAAAACTGCGTCGCAATACAGGCGTCATTCCGATTGAGGTTGCAGACAGTATTGACCCGGCAGATGTAAACACCAGCCTTAATCGCATCGGTTTTGATACATCCCTAGACAATATCCTTACTGGCGACCGCGTAGACATTGCGACCACAGACGCACGCGGCTTGGAGTGTTTCGCCAGTAGCGCATGGGCGTCAGGCGTGGTGGAGCCTTCTATTTCGGCTTACGTCAACATCAACAACGCGGGCGGTCTGCGCTTTTTTACTACCTTTTCTGATGCGGTCAATAACAACAGAGCTGCTGAGCTGACAACTTACGCCTTCACTGGTGCGCCACTGCCGATTACCTACACAATCCGCGACGTTAATTACAACACGCTTGGCAATGTAACCAGCTATCAGCTCAACACCGACCGCGAAGCACTTGACGCCACAACCCTAAGCGATAAGTTCCGCAGCCAATTTGCAGCAGGACTGATCAGCGGCAGTGGAACGATTGACTGCCTGTTTGATTACACCACTAACGGCGAAAAAGAAACGCCATTGGTGATGCTGCAGTTGATCCAGCGTCTTGATATTGGCAGCGAATTTGAGTGTGCGTTTTATCTGACCGACTCGGAAATTACGCCTGAAACAGAAACGATCTTTTATCAAGCAACCGCGATGGTCACGCGGGCTGGCGTTACGGTCAACACGACTGACACGATCCAGTGCGCGATTGATTTTGTAACCACGGGCGAAATTCGGTTACTGGTGGGACGCCCCGCTGATTACATCCTCAAGGAAGACAACGACCGTATTCAACTGGAGCAGTCTCTCAACTTCCTGCTACAGGAAACGACTGATTAAACTGACTTTACGGCTGCAGGCACCGGAGGCTTTACCTTGTCCGACCAACGCATTACGCAGTTACCTGCCCTTCCGGCTGCGTCTGCGGCGGCCACCGACGTATTGCCTGTTGCCGACGTATCGGCCAGTCAGACCAAAAAGATCACGGTCAAGGATCTGGTAGATGCCGGTCTCGACCTTGTAGATGCCAGCAGCATTGATCTCGACAAGCTGGATCAGTCCAGCACCACCAAGATTGGCGCTACTGCCCTTGCTTCTGGCGCTGTCACTGCAGCCAAGCTTGCGGCTGATTCCAGCATTGCGGTTGATACCACTGCTCCTGTTAGCGACAACTTTGAAGGTCGCGGCTACTACAACAGCAGCACCGGCATCCTGAAGGTCTATGCGGCTGGCGCCTATGCCGACGTATACGCAACGATTGCCGATGACGCAGTTACCACCGCCAAGATCCTTGATGGCGCCGTAACAACTGCCAAGGTCAGCAGCCTTGACACGGCAGCACTGGCAAACGGTGCAGTTACCTACGCCAAGATCCAAGACGTTTCCGCCACGGACAAACTGCTGGGTCGCAGCAGCTCGGGGTCCGGCGACGTAGAGGAAATCACCTGCACCGCAGCGGGACGGGCACTACTTGACGATGTTGACGCTGCAGCACAACGCGCCACGCTGGGGCTCGGCACCCTTGCCACACAATCCGGCACCTTCAGCGGCACGTTTAGCGGCACCAGTTCTGGCACCAACACGGGCGACCAGACAATCACGCTGACCGGCGACGTTACCGGCTCTGGCACTGGATCGTTTGCTGCCACCATCGCAAGCGCAGCAGTCACCGAAGCCAAGCTGGCTAGCAACGCGGTTTCTACTGGCAAGATCGTTGACGACGCCGTAACCGCCGCAAAACTGGCGGACAACAGCGCAATCATCGTCAGCAATGCCACCCCAAGCGGCTCTGGCGCATTTACGGGTCAGCAGTGGCTGAACACTGCAACAGGGCTTGAGTACACCTGGACCGGCAGCGCATGGCAACGTCAGGCAGCGGTCAACACCATCACCGTTACCGACGCCTCCCCACTGGCGTTCTCGGTTTCGTACCCGGATAACTTCAGCGCCAACGTTGACGTAACACTCGACACTCAGGCCGCCAACCGCGTTTGGGCTGGGCCGACCACCGGAGCTGATGCTGCGCCTAGTTTCCGCGCACTGGTACCCGGCGATCTGCCTGATGCCACCAGCGTTGCCAAGGGCATCATCGTTCCTGGCACAGGTCTAAGCGTCAGCAGCGGCACGCTTAATCACACCAACAGCGTTGCTACTGGCACTTACACCAAAGTCACAGTTGACGCGCAGGGTCACGTCAGCGCCGGCACCACGCTGAGCGCCTCTGATATTCCAAGCCTTGACGCCAGCAAGATCACAACCGGCACCTTTGCCACGGCATTGGTTGCTAATGACGCGATCACCGGCGCGAAACTATCGGACTACTCCACCGCACAGATTGGTGAGGCACTGCCGACGGCTGACTTTATCGGTCAGTTGTTCTTCAACCCGCTTGATAAAAACATCTATCTCTGGGACGGTAACGTCTGGCAGCCGGTCGGTGTTTCGCTGGGTGAGCTGGTTTTTGCCGGCACCTATGACGCCAACCTGAACGAGGTTGTTACCACCACAACGGTCGGCGCCGCTGTCGGTCTGGTGGCCGGTGATCCACTGCCTGCTGCATCTAGCACGCTCACCTCTTATTACGTGGTGGTTGCAGAGGCTGGTACGGGTGTGGCGCCTGCGCCTGCTGTTGCACTTGCACCGCCTGACATCATCCTTTGCGATGGCGCCACTTGGACCGAAATCGACGTGTCCAGTACGTATGTTGCGCAGACCGCTGCAAACGTTGGCTTTACACCTGCAGGCACGATTGCTGCCACCAACGTTCAAACCGCGATTGAAGAGGTTGCGACTGAGGCAGCTAACGCCACAAACCTGACAAGCGGCACTGTTGCTGTTGGCCGGGGTGGCACTGGCGTCACCTCTTACACCAAGGGTGATCTGCTGGCAGCATCCGCTAGCACCACGCTGGACAAACTCGGCGTTGGCACTAACGGTCAGGTACTGCGTGCAAATAGCGCAACCGCAACGGGCTTGGAATGGGGCGCTGATTACGTCGGCACTGTTACCAGCGTTTCAGGTTCTGGCGCAATCTCCGTCACGGACGGCGCAACCACTCCTGCAATCAGTGTTGCCTCTGCCAGCACCTCCGTTGCCGGTGTTGTTCAACTCAGTGATTCGACTAGCACCACCAGTTCCGTCCTAGCGGCGACCTCTACAGCGGTTAAGGCTGCCTACGACCTTGCCAATGCAGCGCTGCCAAAGTCTGGCGGCACCGTAACCGGCAACATCAATCTTGATACCAACGTCAGCCTGGTATTTGAAGGAACCACTGCTGATGCTTACGAAACCACGCTGAGTGTTACCGATCCAACTGCTGACCGGACCATTAGCCTGCCTGATGCTTCTGGCACAGTTGCGCTCACCAGCGACCTGAGTGCTTATGCAGCACTGGATACGGCGCAGACTTGGACGAAGGGCCAGCGCGGTGAAATTACTGCTCTGACTGATGGCGCCACGATCACGCCTGATTTCGCTGACTCCAATAACTTCAGCGTGACGCTTGGTGGCAATCGGACCCTTGCAAACCCGACTAATCTCACCGCAGGTCAGTCCGGTTGCATTTGGATTACGCAGGATGGCACCGGCTCCCGGACATTGGCTTACGGCAGCTACTGGGACTTCACCGGAGGAACCGCACCGACGCTAACGACAACTGCTGGAGCGGTTGATTGTTTGGTGTATGCGGTGCAAAGTAGCACCAAGATCACTGCCACCCTGATCACCAACCTGAGCTGAGCTAATGATTCCCGGAAGCGCTAATCCTCTCCTGCTTGCTACTGCTGCAGCTGGAGGATATTCCATTAGCAGAAGCGTTCGTTTCAACAGTAGTGACAGTGCCTACTTGTCCAGAACCCCCGCATCAGCCGGCAACCGCAAGACGTGGACCTGGGCGGGGTGGGTGAAGCGGAGTGAAGTCTCAGGCTCTCATGTTTTATTTGGAGCGTTCCCAAGCAGCGGAAACTATAGCCTTATTCAGGTACTTTCAACTAATCAAATCCGTGTTCTGAACATTGCAGGTGGGAATGTTGCCGCTAACAGGGTGACGTTACGACGATTAAGAGATCCATCTGCGTGGTTCCATTTAGTCGTCTCTTCAGATTCTTCTTCTTTCTTGAAGCTGTATTTCAATGGTGAAGAGCAGACTGCGCTAGATGTTTCTGTTGGACCTGACTCCTCTGACTGGTCTTTTAATTCTGCTTCAGAGCACACAATTGGACAAAGCTCTGTAGCGGGCGGATCTTATCTCAACGGCCTCCTAGCCGACATCCACTTCTGCGATGGCACCGCATACGACGCATCAGCATTTGGGGAGTTCGATGCTAATGGCATCTGGCAACCTAAAAAGTTTGCTGGTGTCTACGGCACCAATGGTTTCAAACTCAACTTCTCCGATAACAGCACCACCACCGCATTAGGGACGGACACTAGTGGGAATGGGAATACGTGGACTGTCAACAACCTTTCCGTCACCGCTGGTGCAGGCAACGATTCCCTAACTGACTCGCCCACGAGCTATGGCACCGGCAGCAGCGGCGGAGATGTTCGTGGAAACTTCTGCACTTGGAACCCGCTTGCAAAGCTTGGAGACATAACGCAAAACCTGAATGTATCAAACGGAAATCTAACGTTTAGCGGATCGTCCAACATTGGAACGATTGGCACTATTGGCATGTCGTCTGGCAAGTGGTACTGGGAGCTTAATTGCACCTCTCTGACTGCTAGCCAACTTTATTTTGGGATGACCAGTGTTACCACAGGGTCTCGTACCGCTAGCTTTGTCGGAATACGAGATACGGGAGTTCTTTCTGGTTCAGCCAATGGTGCCACTACAAATGGGTCCGGCACGACAGCTTTCACTACGGGCGATGTAGTGGGCTTTGCCTACGACGCTGATAACAAAAGACTCTTTGTAGCCAAGAACAATACATGGCTAAATAGCGCGGATCCCGCTGCTGGCACCAATGCAAGCTTTACCGATGTTCAAGGATCATCGTTGTATCCATTTATCAGTGATAACAACACAACAGCCACTATTGATGCCAACTGGGGTGCTCGCCCCTTCGCCTACACCGCCCCAAGCGGCTTCAAGGCGCTCTGCACGGCAAACCTGCCCGCACCGACGATTACACAGCCATCCACGGTGATGGATGTGAAGCTCTACACGGGAACCGGTAGCAGCCAAAACATCACCGGTCTTGGTTTCAGCCCGGACTTGGTATGGATTAAAGGCAGAAGTGTTGGTTACGACCCTCGAATTGCAGATGCAGTTAGAGGCGCTGGTAAAGAGATCTTTTCAAACAACACCGCCGCCGAAGAAACAAATGCAGCAAATGGTTATCTCTCAGCTTTTAATTCGGACGGCTTTACGCTGCAGTCAGGAATAGGTGTCAATCAATCCAGCGCCACATACGCCGCCTGGTGCTGGGACGCCGGCAGCTCCACCGTCACGAACACACAAGGCTCCATCTCTAGTCAGGTGAGGGCTAATGCAAGTGCGGGGTTCTCGATTGTTACTTATACGGGGACGGGTTCAACGGCAAGTGTTGGCCACGGCTTAAATGCACTCCCGCAGATGATCATCGTCAAACGTAGGGATTCAACAAGTAACTGGGCTGTCTATCACAGAACACTTGGTGCAAACACGTACCTGTTCCTGAACAGCACTGCGGCTTCGGCAGCAATTTCAAATTACTGGCAATACACCCCCAGCCCTGGAAACCCCACCTCTGATTGGTTTGGGATTATTGGCGGCAACGATGTAAATGTTTCTAGTGCTACTTACGTTGCATACTGCTTCGCCGCAGTAGCCGGGTACTCCTCGATGGGCTCGTTCACGACTTCTTCTGCGAGCACGGATGGAGTGTTTGTCTATACAAATCACCGCCCGAGGTGGGTGCTGATCAAGGAGACCTCAGCAACTGGGCCGTGGATCATCTACGACGCCGTTAGAAATACCTATAACGCTGCAAACAACGAATTGCGACCAAACACTAGCGAAGCCGAAAATGGCGGCGCTTATCTGGGTCAAATTGACATTCTGTCAAATGGCTTCAAGATTCGCTCTAATAGCAGCGCTTACGTGGGAGAAGCTGGGGACTTTATTTATTGCAGCTTCGCCGAATCGCCCTTTGCCGCCAACAACCGCGCCCGATGACACGCTCCTACTCCGAACTCACCAAAGACATTAGCCAAAAGCGCCGCGACTACATCGACAAGCGTAAAGAGGAGATACGGCGTAAATGGTTTGCCGCCCCACTAGAGAACAAGGTTAAAGCGTCGGCATTTCGTAGTCCTGTGTCGTATTGCAGTAGTGCTTCCAAATAACCTCAGCCGTATTGCCAGCCCACTTTGCGACTTGCGCCACAGGTATTCCCGCCTCAATCCAACGGCTGATTGCTGTGTGGCGCAGATCGTAAGGCCGGTAACGATGACTGGTTAATCCAGCGTTGTGTAATTCCTTCGCTCTGTCATAGAAGAAGCTCTGGAACGCATACCTGTTGTACGGAAAAATGTACTCATTGTCCTTGTCCACGGAATCAAGAATTTCTAAACACTTTTCGTTCAAAGGCACAACACGTTTTTTATTTGTTTTTGTAGATAGTTTTAGGCCGTGCGTAAGGGTGTAATTGCAATGGATCAATAGCTTGCCATCCTTTAGATCTGTCCACTTGGCGGCACGAACTTCACCTGTGCGCATTGCAGTCTGCAACATAAATTCGGAGTATGCCGACCAACGTGCGCCACATTTTGTTTGGCGAGCTTCTAGAGCAGTAAGTAAAAGCGCTACTTCACTGCGTGGAATTACGATGATTTCTTCATCCATCTGGGGTGCTTTCGGCATCCGAAAACTGGCAATCGGATTCTTGGGTAGGTAAGCAATGTCTTCGCTGCTTACCCAGCGGTAAAGAGCCTTGACGTACATCGCCACACGGCGGCTGGACTTGACAGGTTGCTGGCTCAAAACCCATGTAAGAACCTGCCTGCCTTGCTCCAGTTCTGTAACCGGACAGCGCCCGATCCACTTATCGACTTGTCTGTAGTCCGCCATGAGACTGGTGGGACACAAGACAGCAGAACGCTCTGCGTGGAACTCGGCCCATGCGCTTTGGAGGGTGTGTGGCACAGTAGTCGCCTACAGGGCCGAGTAAAGTACCGCTATACGTGCCTCCTGTCTAGGTCCAGTACAGATGTTCCTGTTAGACGGCAAGCCACTGAGCCCAGACGTGGCCTTCACCCATAACGGCGTCCAGTACCCGGCTAACTGGGTCAGACTGGCCAGCCCCGAGGAGCGCCAGGCTATCGGCATTACTGAAGTGCCCGATCCTGCCACCTGGGACCAACGTTTCTACTGGGGCTACGACGCCGAGGGCAACCTGATCCCCAAGGACCACACCCAGTTGGTTGAGCAGTGGACTCAGCAAACGCGCCACACGGCCAACACCCTGCTGGCACCAACGGACTGGATCATCATCCGCGAGGCAGATAACGGCAAAACCGCTGATCCTGTGCTGCGCACTTGGCGCGAGGAAATCCGTCTCGCCTCTGGCAGCAAGGTCTACGAAATCCAGCAGACTACCGACACCGCCGCTCTGGCGGCATATATCACCGGACCCGATTATCCCGCGTGGCCCGCTGATCCCTACGCACCTCAACCTGTAATGGAGGATCCTGAAATTGGCGGCCAAGAGTAAAACCGCACTGGGGCGCGTCGATCACAAGGCAGGACGCCCCAAAACCACAAGGCAGGGTTATGGCCAGCACAGCCGTCCGCGCCGCCGTGGCAAGAAAAAACTGGTCGGCCAAGGGCGCTAAATTAGTAAAAAGGTCGGCAGTATGCCTCGCAATGGAACATCACGAGGAAGTACACGCCGCCGCACCACAACCACCTAACTTGATCAACCAAGCTGTGCCGGCATTGCTGGCCACAGCTGTGATCGGGTTAGGTGGTCTTTTTATTCAGGTTGCCAAGCTTGATCAATCGGTTAGTACGGTCGCTGCTGATATTCAAGAACTCAAGAACGACTCAAAAGAAAGGCTTAGTGATCTCGAAACCAGAGTGCGCCACATTGAAATGACCGTCGGCAGCAAAAAATGAGCATCGTCAGCACCACCGACTACGGCAACGGCTACAGCCTGGATCAGCTGGAAAACGAACGCGGCGAGCTGTACTACCGCGCCTGCAAAGGCAGCATCTGCCGCTACGCCGAAGACCACTACATCGCAATGATGTACCTCGAAGGCATGGGCTGGGATCCTAAGCAACAAGCCCCTCAGTAATCCACGCAATAATCGCGTCCTCTCGATGCGGCTCCCAAAAAGGCTGGTCCCTGTACCACTCCAGCCAATCTTCCGCCGACTTTGAGATATTGCACCCAAAGCAGCAAGCCACAAGATTCTGCTGGTGCGTATGTCCTCCTCTGAACTTGGGGTGCACATGATCCAGGGTTGCAGATCGCCCCAGGTCTACCCCGCAATAGGCGCAAGAGTTATTCCAATGGTTAAGGATTGATTGCCTAAATCGTGCTTTTGCTTCCTTCTTGTTTAAGTATTCGCCATCCTCAATGCGATGGTCCATACCAAGCAGTAGCTACCCGGAATGTAGCGGTAGAAACTATTACGTGCGCAGGAACTCTTCTCTAGTACAGCTAAACTTCCTGCAGGGTTCCTATTTCCCATGGACTTCATCCAGCATCCAGCCTTCTGGATTTGCGTCGCAGCCGCTTCCGAGCTGATTGCTCTGTCGCCGCTGAAGGACAACAGCATCATCCAGCTGGTGTTCCACGCCCTCCGCGCTATCAAAGGAAAAAAGCTCTAAACAAAACTTGGGAGCAGGCTGTACGGGAGTGGTGGTTTGAGCTACTACTCCCCGGCAAGCTCGACGGGGCTGAAGCGGACTGGCACGCAACCCAACCGACCGATCCACCTCCTGTGATCGTTCACCACGAAATTGATGAACAGCTCCAAACCGGCGACAGCCGCCTACTGGGCGGCGCCATGAGCATCCACGCCCCTTGGTCCGATGGCAAGCAACAAAATCCGTCTTAGCGACCTGTTTCGCTTCTACAAGGGACTGCCCCATCAGATGGCGGCTGTCACCGAACTGGAGCAAGCAATCAATAAGGCCAATCCGCATATCTTGGGCCGCGACCAAGGCTGGTTCAAAACTTGGAGCGTTGCCGGCAAACAAAGCCAGTTTCCCAACAGCTGGGAAGGCATCCTTGAAGCTGCCAGAGTTGCTGGTGCAAAATTCCCCGAACTCGTAGCTGCCCAATGGGCACTCGAATCAAATTACGGCAAATTAGTATCTGGAAGAAACAATTTTTTCGGTCTTAAAGGTGAAGGCAGCGACAAGAAAACACAAGAGTTTATTAACGGTCAGTGGGTAACAATCACTGACAGTTTCATCGACTTTCCAGATTTGCTCTCATGCGTGATCTACCTCGTAGATCACTGGTACAAAGACTACAAAAACTACAAGGGCTGCAATAACGCTGCTACCCGTGAAGAGGCCGCTAAATGGCTTCACAAAGAGGGCTACGCAACAGACCCGAACTACCCAGGAAAGCTAATCCAACTTATGGAACAACATGCAGGAGCTAAACCTGTCGTCCCCCCAAACCAGAAGCTACTCAAAGTTCCCTACGAATACCAGCTTGGATCGGACGATGGCCCCAAGGGCTGGCGTCAGTGCTTTAGTTCCAGCTGCGCGATGGTGGCTCGCTACTACGGAAAAGTAAACGGCGATTATGAGTACAACGCCTTACGCGCTCGTTTCGGTGATACAACTGACCCAAAAGCACAGATTGCTGCCCTCAAAGCACTGGGACTGACCGCCACCTTCGAGATGGATGGGACAGTCGAGGACTTAGAAACTGAGATCGCTAACGGTCATCCAGTTCCTGTCGGCTGGTTACACAAAGGGCCTGTATCCAACCCCACAGGAACAGGCCACTGGAGCGTAGTTGCTGGTTATACCCCTACCCACTTCATACATATGGACCCTTTTGGGGAGGCAGATCTGGTGAACGGTGGCTACGTCAGCAATAAAGGCGGAGCGGGCATCGCCTACTCCAGAAAGAACTGGCTGCCTCGCTGGCTCATCGAAGGCAACGACACAGGCTGGTTCATGCGAATTCGCAAAGGTTAATCATGCGCCCCATCGAACACAGCGCTGAGTCCAGCTTCCACAAGGCTGCCACTGACCAGTGGTTAGTCAACCTGTTCAACAAACAAGACTATCGCGGCCTGCTTGAAGCCGCTTTAGTGCTGAACACACTCCACCAGCTGGAACGCACAAAATCGGCCTGGGCTATCCGCGAAGCTGCAGATAACCTGGCCGATCAGTTTGGGATGGACCGCGACTCCGCCTAGTTGGCGGTGTATTTGCGATACAGCCCGGTATATGTGGCGTGGAGCGGGTGGTCTTTTTTGTCCCGCCCATCCCAGAAGTAGAGCTTGTCCAAAAGGTCAGCGCGATTCTGGTCGACGATGACCTCACCCCACGACTGGCGTGCCCAGTCAGCGATCTGCTGGCTCATTCCTTTTCTCCACGAGTTTGAGACGCCTACGGGCCGTTTCACGCGGCCCATTTTTGGCACGAGCCAGCTTAGGTTTTTTCGCCGCCGCCGTCGGCACCTCCACCTTGCAGTTCGGGTAGCGGTTTTGCGCAAACTGAATCGCCTGCTGGAGCGACTCCGCCCGCACCAAGTCCCGCATGGCGCCTTGGCCAGGCAGCCAAATCATCAGCTCGAACAGCTGAGCTTTTTCTGCACTGGTACGCGAGCGACCTTCACCGAGCCTCAGTTCGGGGTCCTGCTGTTCCTGGAATGGCACTACTTCCATGATTGGGGATAGGCGGGTTCATCAACGCAATGCACAGCAGCGTCGCAGTTACAAGACTGAGCAACAGTTCTCGCCGCAGCGACAGCCCGCTCGTATGTGACCCACGAGGATGCGTCCTCCTTGGATCTGGTGAAACCGATTCCTTTACCAGAGTCGTAAACCGCCGTAACCCAGCGATCCTCGACCATGACGACATAGCGCGTCATTGCTCTCAAGTGACTACTGTGTAAGGTTAAAGGCTATCTGCGCACGCTGTCGGTATATCACGAAACACAACTGAGTCTCATGCGTCAGTTTCTGACACTTTGCCCTCTTGCTTGGAACGCATCCGCCCCTCAACTCGCCGCTTCACCGATTCGCGCCAAGCCGCCTCATCCGCTTCCTGAGCAGTCTTGTACTCCGACGATCTCAGCGCCAATCCTGCGTAAACCAGCTCCCGCAAGTACGCCGTAACCTTCTTGCCCTCTTGGGACGCAAGATTCTCCGCCAGCTTGTAACGGTTGGGGTCAATCAGGAGCTGGCAGTAATACTTGTTTCCGTGGTTCAGGGGCATGGCCTGCGGTCTAGTCTGCTACACAATAGCATACTGAGTCACAGTAGTCTCACCACCGCACGTCGTCATCCACCCGCTTCCGCCACGCATTGGCCTGCGCCACCCGCGCCCCACCCCTCTGCTTGGCACATCCCTTCCGTATATCCCTAGCCCACTCCAAAAAAGCCGCAGCCCGCTGCAAATCCGCCGTCTTCGCCGCACGAATTTCCCGATTCAGCCATTCGAGCACCAGCTCTCTTCCCGTGCGGGCTGGACTCATGAGACGCAATCTGAGACTCGCATCACCGACTGGGGCCGATGCTCAGGACAAAGCTCCAGTGCCTTCATCCGTGCGGAGAAAGCATCTGGAGCAACGATGAACAGATCGTGAGTACCGCCGTGGCGCGTGTGCATCCGAACGCGGTACTCAAAATCCTCCTGGGTCACTTGGCCTCTTGCCAGCTATCCCCGACCTTAGCTTCAGCAAGCGGTGGAATTTTGCCCAACCAACGAGCTTCAGCTTCCTCCATCACGGTTTGCAGCTGGAGCGCCCAGACATCTGCGTGTTCTTCGCGGACGAGCAAGATGATTTCGTCATGCACCACGCCGGCCAAACGCACCACGTCCTCCCCGTCGGCGTGGAGTAGAGGCCACAGTTTGCCGAGAGTAAGTTTGAGGACTGCAGCACCTGCCCCTTGGATTGGAGTGTTGCAGCGCGTGGTGAGTTTGTTGTGCTCACCCGGTAGAAACCGCCGCAAGCCCGAGATGCGTATGCGGATAGATGGATTGTCCTTAGCCGCATCAGCAGCGCGAGCATTTTGCTGCTGCCATTGGGAGATGCCTTTATATGCAGCGTGAAACTTTTGCCGCACCTCCGCCGCCTCATCAATATCCATCTGGATGCCTGTTGCTGCTGCGTAATTTCTGAGTCCTTTTGCACCACTTCCGTATAGCAGTCCGAAGTTTGCCGATTTTGCGATTTGCCTCTGTTCCTTCGTAACCTCATCTGGCTCAACCCCATAAATCTGCGTCGCCGTCATCGTATGGAGGTCCTGCCCCTGCTGGAACACCTCTGTCATTAAGGGATCCTGTGCTTCTGCGGCCGCCAAGCGAAGCTCCATCTGCCCGTAGTCCGCTACAACCAGTTTCCAACCAGCTGGAGCTTGGACTGCCAATCTAAAACGCGGATCACGCGGAATCTGCTGGAGGTTCGGCGAAATACAACTCATCCGTCCAGTATCAGCCCCAAGCTGCAAATAACTGGCGCGAATAAACCCATCAGCCGAATAGTTCTTTAACAAAGTTTCCGCCATCTGCCGCCGCTTCTCAATCTTTTTCCACCGCAAATAATCCGCCACAACTTTGTGATCACCAACATATTCCTGGAGCGCAGAACGACTAGCACTAGGCTTCCCGTTCTTCATATCCATCGGCGGCTCACCCAACAAAGCAGTGAACTTTTTAAGCAACTGCGCCGGACTATTGAGGTTAAAAACATTCGGGTTCGGCTTCTTACCTTTAGGCCCCGGCTTCGTCTGGTACAACAACTTTCCATCAAGCCCACGATGCAGCTTGTGTTCTGGCGGAAGTGCTGTATCAAAATCCTCGATGAACTTTTCTCCGACCTCAACATTTTCAATATCAAGATCTTCAATTAGCTGCTCCAGCATCTTCTTATCGAATGGCAGCCCTGTACGCCACAGCTGCGCCATTGCAGGAAGTGCTTTGCACTCAAGCTCCCACGCTGGCATCAACGCACCAGTCGCCATCCGCTTTGTTATTTGTTCCCACAGCTGGGTCAGCACCACCACATCCTTAGCCGCATACTCGATCTGCTCCACGCGCAGATCAGCCGACCAATCGCTCTTTTGCTCTTCCTTGGAAATGTCTTGGCCGAGGTAGCGGTGAACGACGTGCTGGAGCCCGTGCTTCAGATTCGGCAGCCCGTTCGTCAGGATCCGACTGGCCAGCATCGAGCAGTAAACCTTGCCCTCTGGATAGATCTCATGCTCCTGCAACCACCCGAGATCAAACACCGCATTGTGCGCCAGCCATTGCCTTGAAACGCTGCAGAACTCTTCCAGTGTGATCCAGTCCTCATCACTGAAGCTCCAGCAATCCAGCACTACTGGAGGCTTACCGAAGGTCGCCAACTGCACAAGACGAAGACCACCGAACTTCGGCTGGAGCCCGGTGGTCTCAACATCAAACGCAACGAAACTTGCATCATCGAGCGTGGACAGATGCTCGATGCCTTGAAGGATTGTCATGCCTGGTAGGGCAGCTTGTACCCTACTACTCTAGCAGGCTGTCAACCTCCCGCGCCGAGCACAGCACCGCCGCCGCGAGTGTCCCACCCTCGGGAAACCCAAGCAAGCACCGCGCCTTCCAGTGGATGCAGTTCTTGCATGGGCCGCCGTCAGGCTGGGGCTTGTAACCCCGCCGCAGCCGTTCCATCCGCTCCTCTTCCCGCCCAGCAGGACTGGTGCGATAACACTTCATGCACAGCACCGGGTTTGTCGTCGGCGTACCACAGCCCTGGCACGCCCTGCTGTTGATCGTGATGGCCATTACTCATCAACTTGATAGAAGGAACATTCGATGGCAAAAGTCCCACCAGCTTCTGGAACATCCAAGCTGCACCGCTTTTGCCACCAGTGCGCGCAATCCCGACACGTAATTTTCGTACTACGAATCGTCGGTACAGGCCCCGAAGCTTTAACTTGTGCAGCTCGGCGGGGAAGCTCAGGCCACAAATCCTTGTACGCACGCCCTGTCCTGATCTGACTAACCGACTGGGGCACAACACCTAAGAGCCGCGCCAGCTTTACGTTGTCCCGCTGATCCGTAAGGATCAACTTGACCTCTTCCGACGTCAGCTTTCTTGTCTCCAGCGGCTTATTGTCCGACTTGTGCGTTGGAACAACTTCCCGCTTGAGTTTCTTGTCGTAATATACATTCCACCTGTACCCACAACACTTACAACGGAAGCGGTATGAACGGATCGTTGACCCGTTTCTCCAGTTGTACGTGTTGATGATTCTGCGAAAGCTGTGAGTGCAATAGTTAGCCATTCCAGTGACGAATAACTCCTGCGCAAATGAAAATGTTTGTAGTCATGTAAGCCAGCAGGATACAAAAACGCACCAGTGCAACCTGATCAGCAATCCGATTGTGCTGGTGCGCCTTCTCACCCAACGCCTTGGCGACAATCCGCCACCAGTACCTCATCAATCCAGTCGAAGCACGTTGGCCAACGCACAACGCTCTTCAAACGAAAGACGTTGAAACGCATCGCTAGTGGACTTCAAAAAAGCGACAGTTACATAGCCAGGAAAGAACAGCGCTAATAAGCCAATAGCGGCATACGCAAACCTAGCCTGTAGCGACGTGTTGGCGCCAAGAAGCGCCATCATCTGATTGTCAGTCATTTTTTGTAGGGGTCAGTAGCGAGAGTGTTAATTAAGCGGTTCAGATACCAGCGGGCTTTGCAGAAATCCTCGTAAGGATCTTTTTTCAGCCACGCCCGACTGACGTATTTAATGACCTGCCACTGCAAGCCACCAACTACAGCATCGGGAGCGTGCTTTACCCAATCCTCAATTACGTCGATGACTTCGACGCTTCCAGCCGTGTAATGCGGCGGAGAACAGACCATGTTCACAGAATGTGTTTCCATGATTTACCTGAGCGGATTCTAGAAATAAGGGCCTTTGTGACGTTGAAGCGTTTTGCTAAATCAACGCCGCGCATATCTGACTGACGTATAAATCGCACGTTATCTTCAGTCAACACAGCTTGACAATTATGTTCTCCGCGACGCGCTTCCGGCACATACATACGATTTGCTTTTTGCATATCTAAATGATTGTCCTTTAATGTGCCTGGCAGTAAATGACTAGGATTGCAGCATTTAGGGTTATGGCACATATGCCTAATTAGCAAACCGTTCGGAATCGCTCCGAAATGCAATTCCCAAGACAGTCTGTGTGCTTTAAGCAAACGTCCTTTGTCGTTTAATTGCCCGTAACCGCCTCTAACCATCAGTGATCCGGTCCAAGGCCAACACTGATGGTCTTGGCGTCTATACGTGTAACGCCAAAAACGCTCACGTACAGAATCTGAGTGTAAGACTTTTGTTGTCATCCTTTAGAAGCCTGAACAGCAGTGTCACCTTGATAGCGACCAGTCACGGAGTAACTCTTACCGGGCAACATTGACATTTTGTGGAACACAATCTGCGCGATACGCATACCGGGCCACAGCGGAACAGCGTGCAAGGACCTAGCGTTTTGCAGTTCCAGCGTTAGCCGCCCTTTGTACCCGGGGTCGATGTACCCGGCAAGAAGATGCTCAATCCCTTCTCTGGCACGACTCGACTTAAGCGCCAGCTGCCCAGCGACACAATCCGGGAGATCGAACTCCTCCAACGTCTCCGCAAGCACGAACTCATGCGGCTGGAGCATGAACGGATCTTCCTTCGTATGCCCAGCAATGCTGAAAGGAAGTAAGGCAGGAACTTTCGGCTCTTCTACCAGCAGATTCTCACCGAGTCTCACATCGAGACTGGCGGGATTTACCAACTCCTGGAGAAACGGCGAGACCAAGCCCCGCCGCGCCAGGTTGTGGATCTCATGATCACACAAGATCGCCATCAGTCAGCCACCACAACCGGAGTGGGCTGCTGGAGCGCCACATGCTTCCAAGTCTTGCCGGACTTGATGCAGTTGATGGTGGTGACATGAACGCCAAAGTCACGAGCAATTTTTGCGACGGACTTCCCGCCAGACGCGATCTGCCGCTTAATTTCCAACACCTGCCCCTCGTTCAGCACCGCTACACCACGCTTGCCCTTGCGGCTGGACTTACGAGTCTTACTTTGAGACTGGGTTTTTTGTACGGACGTTGCCCGGACAATTTTTTCGCCAGCGGGCAGGGGAATGGTCTGCTTGGGCTTAGTCAGATCCAGCTGAACGTGCTGGGACGTCTCCAGGGCAAAGCGTGCTGCTTCGAGTGCTTTGGAGATTTGATCGAACTGGGATTCAGAGAGGACGTACATGCTCATGAGTAAGAACGGGTGCAGTGTAGTAGGGGATGGTC